ATTTCTAAACCACTCTTGTTCAATAGCGTTTCCAACAGCTAAACCATATTCAAATGATTTCTTTTCTTCTTCAGGTACCACCTGATCTGGAAAGATGCTATTATTATTAGTATAGACCATTTATTATATTATTTTTGAATTTTCACCTGTATTATTATATTTTCTAAAACCTAATGACACTTGAGATATTACTCTCTTAGCAACAGGCGTGTATCTGTGTTTATTGCAAGCCATTATGGCTAAACCAGAGCTTATAGAAGCATCGTGCTTTGTTCTGTTGTTTATATTAAATTTAGCCCAGTCTTCTAGTGTTCTTTGAAAGTATGTGTTACCATAACCTTCAGAAGATAAACCAACATGATTTTCTATGTAATCTTCTATAGCAGCTGCATGAGCTTGCTTTATATCTTCACTTGAGTTAGGTATTCCACCTATCTCTCTTTCAGTTACAGATAACTTGTGCATTACCTTGTCGGGTCTATTCATAGAATAACCCCTGTAACCTCTTCTCTTCATGTAGTATAAGAGTCTCGGTTTATTATTCTCTGCTAATATAGGCATTCCGTAAAATACCAAGGCCATAAGAACGTCTTCAAAAAATATGTCAGCAGTTTGTGGTCTTGATATATATTCTAAAAAAAATAAATTAGGCGGCACGTCTTCCATTGAAAACTTAGTTAATCCGTGAAGAGACCCTTTAGAACCCTTACCATCAACAGTACCAGATATATCGTAACTATCACATCCAAATGCTCCGCAATGTTCATTTCCTGGGTATTTTATATTGTTCTTGATGTTGTATCTATTCTGTAATCCAGTTGGAGGAACCCAACTAACAAAGAATCTACCATTTTTATTAGGCACGAACATAACCCTAGTATCTTTAATCCCACCTTCCCACTGGAAATTACCCTGTGTTACAACATTAGTGTTGCGAAGGTCTTCATTATAGTCTATTTGCTCGTATATTTTAGTTAAATTAAACAAAGATTCCTTTGCTTCGTCTCTAAAAGCATGTTTTTCTGTTCTTGGAAACTGACGATAGTATTCATTTAAACCATCTTGATCATCTTTAAGACCATCTACTTCGTTTTCCCAATGCGATATTACGCCAATGTCGATGTCTTCATTGTCGATACCTTTGATTGGTTTTTTTGGAGTGTCGAATACAGGTAGTCCATAAGAATCAATGTATCCTTCGTAGTTCCACTCCATAGGTACGAACAAACTATATAATCCTGAGCTAGTCTGACCATTACGGTTTCTTTTGTTGACGTCCGAAGACTCGTATAGTTTTTTAAAGTTTTCTCCACCTTTATCTAATGCGTTTGAAGTAGAACCCATCATACATTTACCTACGATTCTTCTACCTAATCTTAACGTTGTCTTCGTGACCCTCCAGTTGTTGAGGATGTTGTCCGGTCTCTCCCATTTACCCGATTCATCGTGGACGAGGAGCTTGAGTTTCTCTCCATCGTACGAGTTGTCCCCCGTATTCTTCCAGTCGATCGTGGTATCAAGGCCCGCCTGTAAATCTTCGGGCGTTTCCTTGATGGAATTACGCGTAAGTCTTTTTGAGGGTACCTTGTATGATAACTCCGTCTTTGGCCGTTCCATCCCGTCTTGTATCGGTTTAAAGAAGAAGGGATAATTAAGCGATATTGGTACAACCTTATCGGTAAACATCTTTTTAGCATCAGCTCCCGATTTAGATAGTATTCCAAACCTAGCGTCTCGTGATATCGTAGCCTGGTTAACTGTATCTGATGAGGCCATAAATGAGAACCCAGAACGTCTGTTCTTAAGGTAGCACATTCCGTAGCATCTGTTATCTGCCTTACAAGCTTCCCAGAATATATAGAATAATCTATTGGACTCCCTAAAGTCTGCGTGCCCCACATCAATTTTAGTCCACTGCAAGTACATGTAGTGAGAACCAGTAATATAAGTAGGAATACCTTTATTATAGTACCAATAACCTTCTTCACGTCTAACAAACTCTTTGTTGATGTAGTCATAATATTTTTCTTTAAACGCTACAGACCTGTCATTCCAGTCATATACCGTTTTTATTTTATTTAATTCAGAAGGATATTCTAAAACTTCCCAACGTTGTTCTTCTTTCTTCTTAGAACTTTTATACACGTCTTCAGCTAAAGGTAAGGCTATTAATAGATTTTGTATGCTATATATTTCTCCTATTTGACCGGTTTTACTTACAACCACTATATCATGGTCTTTATCGTATCCGTATTTCCATTTTTTTAACCTATTCATTCTGTTAAGAACTTGAGGTTTTATATGGTCTTCTACCGTGTGATATAAGCTTTGTTCGTACATTACTTAGATCTTCCTTCAGCAAAACCTTTAAAAGACTCTACTTGAGTATTTGCCGGTTTTTCATTTATAATATTCTCTTCAGCTTCTATACGTGCTAATATTTCAAAAGCATCAAATATAGCTAATTTTTTAGTAGCAGCAGCGTTTTTAAGTCTGTCAGCAGAGATATCATCTTCTGAGTCTACGATCTTTTCTTTCGCTACCTTTATAAGTTCTTCAACTGCTATTTGCCCAGCTTGGATTATATTCAGTTTCGTTTCCTTTATTTTCATACTTAATTAAAATATCATTTGATTGCATACAATAAAGTACCTCACCGTCAATTAAAAATTCAAACTCTCTGTTCTTTTTAAATCCGACTAAATCTCCATTGCTGATTTTAAGAGCTTCTAAGGCGCTATTATTATATTTTACTATACCAATGCACTTTTTAAGCTTACTTAAGTTAGAATCATCCTTATCAACCACAGGCTTAACAAAGCAGTAGTTGTCTAGAGTTTCCCAAGAGTTTTCACTCTTTTTCATATATACTTGATCGATAGAAGCAAAGCACATATCATCTTTAAAGAACTTTGTGCTATTAACTGACTTACCTTTCAAGTCGTAGTATCTTCTAAATAGATTATGATGAACAATAACTATATCACCTTTTTTTAACTTAGTTTTATAAGCTAATGGCGTAGCTACTATTTCTGCTTCTCTATTTACAAACTTATGGTCAGAGATACTAGAATTAACTATTAGCTTTTTATCACCAATAGTTATTTCATTATTGTATCTTTGACCTATAGGTTTTACTATAAACTGGTGAATACTATTCATTAATATTCTAAATCGTATTCAATTGACACTGCCATGTTTTTATTAAACTTCTTCCAAGGCAAGATCTCATCACTCTTTTTTATATGGATATTGTACGACTGCTCGTCTTCTTCGAAAAGAATATGAGATATCGTATGTCCTCCATACACAGACTGACCAACCGCATAGTGCATAGCATCATTTTTATAATCAGAACCAATGCTGATTTTTCTTATGATGTTGTCCACTATTCTTCTTTTTCAATTTCAGTATATGTTCCGTCTTCAATGTTGATATTGATAGCTCCGTAAACATCTTCTAATTCTTTTTTGTACTTTTCAATGTCATCTACAATTCCAGCATACTCATGTAATAAGCTATGCTTTTGAGTTTCTAAAAACCCAATGTTAGTTAAAGATTTGTTTAAATCTTTTTGATGCTTTGTAATTACTTCTAATTGCTCGTCTGTAATTTTACTTACTTCTTTACTTTCTACTTTTTTCATTTGATTTAATTTAATTGATTGTTGTTATTATTTTTATCTAAGGGCTAGTAATCCTGATGCTGGAGTTCCAGCTGCTGCAGTGTTAACGCTAGTACATAGTACGTCTAAAAACGTTCCAGCCGCTACACCTGCAAATTTAACTTCAGTTGAATCACTAGCTAGTGTTAAAGTTATGTCACCACCAACTCCAGCATATAGAGCTACCGGCTGTTGCGTAAAGTTCGTGCTAGGCAATTCTAAATTAGCAGTCGCTGGAGTGTAAGTTATATCTCCAGAAACTCCAGAATTACCACTATAAGTAATATCTCCAGAAACATAAGTGCCAGTTTGAACTCCTCCGGCGTTGCCAGATGCTATCGTAAAACCTGTGGCGCTTGCAGCTGTTATTGTTCCTGTAGTTCCTTGTAACCCAAAATCTAAACCTCCATTTGTTGTCGTGAAGGTAAATCCAAACTGAATAGTTTGACCAACAGTCCATCCAGCAGCTGGGTTTATTCCGCCGTTACTATTATCTAAAGATATAGTTGTGGCCGTTGTGTTTATAACAGCCCCAGTGTAAGTAAGAGCTTCTGCAGCGCTAACTCCAAAACTACTAGCTAGTGTTTTTTCACTAAATGTAATTGTTTTTCCAGCTGCAGAATTAGGTCCTTTATTTATTACATTTATACTAGCTACGGTTCCGTCCGCTGCTGACGTTACTTGATACAAAGCTCCCGTTGTAGTTCCTAATGCG